GCGCGCGCGCCGCGCGCTATCAGGTGCAGGTGCCCGACAGTGCGGCGGTGCTCGAACTCGGTGACCTGGTCGGGGCGGCGGCGCTCGACCCGGCCGACCTCACGGCCGGGCGGCTGGTGCCGCTGGTGCCGCTGGCGACGGGGGCGAGCAGTGGGGCGGTGCTGACGCTGGACGCCGCGTTGGCGCCGGTGTGGGGTGCCGACAGTGGCGGCGGCGCGGCGACCTGGGGCACGATTGGCGGGACGCTGGCCGCGCAAACCGATCTGGCGGGGGCGCTGGACGCCCGTGCGCTGGTCAGCCATGCCGCCGCCCATGCCAACGGCCAGGCCGATGCGCTCACCCCGGCTGCCATCGGCGCGCTCAGCGTGGCTGCCGACGCCGTGCGCTGGGGCACGCCGGAGCAGGGCATCGAACCGATGCCGCGGGCGTTCTTCACGTCGTCCACACCCGTCATGAATGGGACGCTGGTGCTCACCGCCTTCACCGCCCCGCCCGGCCCGGCGACGGTGACCAGCCTGAGCTTCTGCGTGACGACGCCGGCGGCGGTGGGCGCCACGCTGGTGCGCTGTGGTCTGTACCGCATGGACGATAGGGAGCTGACGCTGGAGCAGGCCACGGCCGACGACCCGACCCTGTTTGCCGTGGCCAACACGGTGTACACCCGCGACCTGGCCGCCCCGGTGGTGTTGACGCCCGGCCAGCGCTATGGTGCCGCGGTGCTGGTGACCGGCACCACGACCGCGCCCACATTCGCCGCCTTGCCCACCGTGGCGGCGCCGCTCATGGCGCTGGCGCCGGAGTTGAGCGCGGTCTTATGGACCATGCCCGGACAGACCGACCTGCCGGCGAGCGGCACTGCCAACCGCTCCACGCGCGCCCTGTGGGTGCGGCTGCAATGAGCACCCTGATCCTCACCGCGGTGCCGGGCGGCACCAATCTGACCGTGGCACTGACGCCGGAGGAATGGCGCGAGGGGATGGTGGTCTCGCCCTTCCAGGCGCGCGCGGCCTTGGCCGAGGTCGGGCTGTTGGACGCCGTGGAGGCGCTGATGGCCGACCCGCAGACCCCCGCAGTTGCCCGCCTGGCCTGGCGGTACGCCCAAGAATTCCCCCGCACCTCCCCGACCATTGCCGCGATGGCGGCGGCGCTGGGGCTGTCCGAGGAGCGCGTCGACGCGCTGTTTGAGGCCGCCGCCGGGATCGTCGCATGAGCAGCCGGTCACCCGCTCCCACCCTCACCCCCGCAGGCCCCGTATGAGTTACGCCGACGCCGCCGCGCTGGCCCGGATGATGCCGGAGCGCACGCTGATCGAGCTGTCGAACGACAATGCCCCGGCGCAGGTGGCGGATGCGACGGTGATCGCCGACGCGCTGCTCTACGCCGACGCCCTGGTCGACGCCCGCTTGCGCCAACGCTACACCCTGCCGCTGGCCGAGGTGCCGGTGGAGGTGACGCAGTGGGCGTTGGCGCTGGCCCGGCATTGGCTGTATGCCCGCCGCCCGGATGGGCCGGACCTGCCGATCGCGGTGACCGCGGCCTACAAGGAAGCGCTGACCTCGCTCGATGCGGTGCGTGACGGCAAGCTGAGTCTGGGGCTGCCCTCCGGCGACGCGGCGGCGGAGCCGGGGCGGGTGGTGGTGGCGGCGCCCGAGCGTACCTTCACCGATGCCATGTGGAACACCTACTGATGGCCCTGACCAGCACCAGCGCGCTGCTCGATGAGGTGGTGGCGGTGCTGACGGCGGCGCTGCCGGCGGTGGCGGTGGAGTTGTATCCGCAACGCCCGGCCGCCTATCGGCTGAATCATCCGGTGGGCGCGGTGCTGGTGGCCTACCGCGGGGCCGAGTTCGGCCCGCAGCTCCAGGAGTGGGATGACCAGCAGGAGCAACGCGCGCGCTGGGGCACGGTGCTGGTGTTCCGCGAGCTCTACGGACGGGCCGGGGCGCTGCCCGCGCTGGACCTGGTGCGGGCGACGCTGGCCCGCTACCAGCCGGCCGGGGCGCGCGCCCGCTGCAAGGTGCTGGGCGAGCGCTTCCTGGAGCACGAGGCCGGGCTGTGGATCTACGCCACGGAATGGGAAGCGGCCTATGCGCCCGATCTGGCCGACTGGCCGGCGCCGGCCACCTTGGATGATTTCGTGACCTTCCACGCCGACTATGACCTGCCGCCCGCGGACGGGACGGTCGACGCCGTGGATGACCAACTGTTACCGCAATGAGGCGTTGCCCATGACCACGACCACGACCACCCGCACCATCGCCCCGGCCGCCGTGGGCCTGCGCGTGCGCTGCCCCGATGGCCACGTGTTGGACCCCGCGGGGGAGACCGTGACCTGGGAGACCTTCTGGGAGCGCCGGATGCGCGATGGCGACATCGTAGAAGCGAGAAGCGAGAAGCGAGAAGTGAGAAGCGAGAAGTGAGAAGTGAGAAGCAAGAAGTGAGAAGTGAGAAGCAAGAAGTGAGAATCGAGAAGTGAGAAGGGAAAAGTTTCCCCTCTCACTCCTCACTCCTCTCCCCTCTCCCCTCTCCCCTTAACGGAGGCGTAAATGCCCGATACCGTCAGTTTGAATATCCCGGTCGATCTGCGCACCCCCGGTGCGTATCTGGAGATCGACGCCAGCCGCGCGGTGAGCGGCCTGCCGACCCAGCCGCGGCGGCTGCTCGTCATGGGGCAGCGCCTCACGACCGGCACGGTGGCCCAGGCGGTGCCGACGCGGGTCACCAGTGCGGCCAGCGCGGTGACCTATTTCGGGCGCGGCTCGATGCTGGCGCGCCAGTTGACCGCGCTGTTCGCGACCGTGGGCGCCGCCTGTGACATCTACGCGGTGGCACTGGACGACGCCGGCGCCGGGGTGGCGGCGACCAAGACGATTACCATCGCCGGCACGGTGACCGCGGCCGGCACCCTGGCGCTGTATCTGGGCGGGACGCGCGTGGCGGTGGCGGTGGCCGCGGCGCAGACGCCGACGGTGACCGCCGCGGCGATCGCCGCCGCGGTGACGGCGCAGCCGGATTTGCCGGTGACCGCCGCCGCGGCGGTCGGGGTGGTGACCTTGACCGCCCGCCACAAGGGCGAGTGCGGCACCGCCTTTGATGTCCGCCATTCCTATTACATGGGTGAGTCGCTGCCGCCGGGGCTGACCTGCGTGATTGCCGCGGGCACCGCCGGCAGCGGTAATCCGGTGCTCAGCACGGCCTTGGCGGCGCTGGCCGGCACCCAGTATCAGACGCTGGTGACGCCGTGGACCGACAGCGCCAACATGGTGCTGCTGGAAGCCGAACTGGATGCCCGCTGGGGACCGCTGGAGACGCGCACCGGGCACGCCTTCTGCGCCGTCACCGACACCTTTGCCAACCTCAGCACCTGGGGCAGCGCGCGCAACAATGCGCACGTGTCCTGTTTCGGGCTGTCGAGTTCGCCGACCTGGCCGCCCGAGCGGGCGGCGGCCTGGGCCGGGGTGATCGAGTATTACGGGGCGATCGACCCGGCGCGGCCGTTCACCACGCTGCCGGTACCGGGCGTGCTGGCCCCCGCCGAGACCGCGCAGTTCACCCGCGCCGAGCGCGATTTGCTGCTGCGCGACGGCATCAGCACGGCCACCATCGGGCCGGATGGGTCGGTGGCCATCGAGCGGGTGATCACCACCTATCAGACCACTCCGGGCGGGGTGGAGACGACCGCGTTCCTGGATCTGAATACGGTCTGGACGGTGGATTACATCCGCTATGCGGTGCGCGCGCGCATCCTGGAGCGCTATCCGCGCCACAAGTTGGCCGATGACGGCACGCGCTTCGCCCCCGGCCAGGCGGTGGCCACGCCGCGGCTGATCCGCGGGGAGCTGGTGGCGTTGTTCCGCGATCTGGAGCAGGCCGGCTTGGTGGAGAACTTTGAGCAGTTCAAGACCGACCTGCTGGTGGTGCGTTCCACCAGCGATCCGAACCGCATCAACGCCATCATCCCGCCCAACATCGTCAACCAGTTCCTGGTGTTCGCCGCGGCGATCCAGTTCCGGCTTTAAGGAGGTCTTGCGATGGCACAAATTACCGGTCGGTGCTGGCTCTATGTCAACGGCGCCTTGCTGCGCAGCAAGGCGGGCGCGAGCCTCAGCGGGGTGGGCAGCACCGAGCGCACCCCGGTGGTGGGGGCGCAGGTGTGGGGCTACAGCGAGAAGACGGTGGCGCCCACGGTGGAGGCGACGCTGGCGCATACCGCCGATCTGTCGCTGGTGGCGTTGGGGCAGTTGGTGGATGCCACGGTGACCTTCGAGTGCGACACCGGGGTGAGTTACCTGCTGCGCCACGCCTGGTGCGAAAACGCCCCCGACCTGGCCGATGGCGAGGGCGATGTGAAGGTGAAATTCTGCGGGATGAGTATTGAGGAGATGGCGTCATGAGTGCGGACACGACGATTGCGCTGGAGTACGCCATCGAAGCCCATGGCGAGACCCTGTCCCAACTGACGCTGCGCCGCCCGCGGGTGAAGGATCTGAAGCTGCTCGATGAGGCCAAGGGCGATGTGGGCAAGACCGCGGCGCTGATCGGCGCTCTGGCCGGGCTGACGCCGCGCGAGGTGGATCAGCTCGATGCCGGCGACTTCACCCGGCTGGGCCTGGCGGTGGCCGATTTTTTGCCGGGTGCCCAGCCAACTGGCGCGCCCTGAGCGCGGATTTGGCGGGGGTGTTTCACTGGCCGCCGTCCGAGTTGCTGGACCTGGATGTCAGCGAGTTGCTGGCCTGGCATGGGGAGGCCGGGCGGTGGGCGGGGGCGTAGGTTGGGGTGAGGAACGAACCCCAACAGTCCCGGTGGCCGCCCGTTGGGGTTCCTTCGTCACCCCAACCTACGGCCCTGGGCTTAGGGGCGGCGCCCTAACAGGGCGTCGCCGATCAGCCCGGCCAGGCCGATCATGATGGCCAGCAGCAGGGTGAAGACGCTCCAGCCGACCAACAGCCCCAAGGCCTCATCGAGGCGGTGCGTCTGGGGCAGAAAGAACCCCAGCGGCAGCGCCCAGATGAGCACGAGTCCGTAGCGAATGAAGCGCAGCATAGGTCACCCATGAGTTCCGCCTTAACCCTCGGCATTATCGTCTCGCTGGTGGATCGCGCAAGCGGTCCGGCGCGGACGCTGGCCGCCAACCTCGACGCGATCGGCGTCAAGGCGGGCGCGCTGGCGGCCGGGCTGGCGGCCGGGATGGCGCCGATGATCCGCGCCTATGCGGACCTGGACGAGGGGGCGACGCGGTTGCGCGCGACGCTGATGGACAGCAGCGGGAAGGTGCCGGAGACCTTCAAGGGGCTGTCCGCGGAGGCGCTGCGCCTGGGCACCTTGCTGCCGGGCACCACCAATGACTTTTACCGCATGTTCGATGTGATGTTGTCGGGCGGCACGGCGGCGGCGGCCATCCTGGAGGGGCAAGGCGAAGCGACCGCCTATCTCGCGGTGGTGACCAAGCAGAGTTACGAGGCGACGGCCCAGAGCGTCACCAATCTGGGCGCGAGCTCCGGCGTCGCCGCCAAGGACATGATGCCGTTCCTGGATGTGATCCAGCGCGCGACCAAGATCGGCAGCAGCGTCGCGGACATGGAGATGACCTTTGCGCGCTCGGCGGCCGGCATCAAGGCCACCAACATCCAAGGGCTAGAGGCAAGCCGGTCGCTGACCGTCCTGTACTCGATACTCAACAAGATCACCAACTCCGCGGAGGTGACCGGCACCGCCTTTGGCTCGATCTTGATGGGGACGATGGACCGTGAGGCGATCGCCGACGTGAATAAGGACCTGCGGAAGTTCAAGATCACGCTCGACTTCATGGATCAGAAGACCGGCAAGTTCAAGGGCCTGGAGAACCTGCTCGCGCAGTTTGAGAAACTGCGGACATTGAACCCGGAGCAACAACTGACGGCGCTGCAGGGGTTGCTCGGCAAGGATGCCGGGACGATGGCGGTCGGCCAGGGGCTGGTGTCGATCGGCGCCAGCGGGATGGCGGCGCAAACCGCGGAGCTCGCCAAGCAAGCGAACCTGCAACAGCGGGTGAAAGAGATTCTGGGCGACACCAAGAACATCTGGGGCGCCTTGATGGGGACCATCGAAACCGTCTCCGCGCTGCTGGCCGGACCGCTGGTGGAGTGGGCCAAGCCGTTGCTCAATGACCTGAATGCGATCATCGGCAAGGTGGCCGCGTGGGTGCAAGGGCATGAGAAGATCGTGCTGCGGATCGGCCAGATCGCCGCGGGCCTGGTGGCGGCGGGCGGGGCGATTGCCGGGCTTGCCCTGGGGGGCAAGATGCTGGGCTTCCTGTTCGGCGGCAAGGACGGTAAGGGCAGCGCGGCCGCTGGCGTGCTGGACGCGGCGACCGGGGTGGTGAAGGTGTTTGTGACCAACCCCGGCTGGGGCGGCAGCGCCGGCGCTGCTGGCCCCGGTGCGGGTGCGTCCAAACGCTGGGGGACCGGTAGCGTCGTGCAGAATGTGGCCCTCACCCTCTCGGCCGGGGCGCTCGGCTATGCCATCGGCAACGTAATCTATGAGCGCTGGCTCGCCGGCACCAACCTGGGCGATGTGATCGGTGAGACGATCGCGCGGGCGCTGGCGCCGTTTGGCGTGAAGTCGGCGCAGGAGGCGCTGGCCAATGATCCGACGCCCGGTGACGATGATCAGTGGTTTGGACCGCTGAAGCTGCGCGAGCGGCGGGCCCGCAGCGACGATCCGCAGCAGGGCTGGCACCCCAAGAACATTTCGCTGGTGGACCTGCTGGCGGAGCAGTTCAATGGTCTGCGCGCCAAACTGCCGGCCGGGCTGGGCGGCGGCCCGCCGGTCGCCCCGCTCACCCCCGACCCCGCCGCCGCCCAGGCGCAAACCGCCGCCGCGCAGACCCAGGAGAGCGCCGCGCAGACCCAGACCACCGCCGCCCAACAGCACAGCACCGCGGCGCAAACCCAACAGCAAGCGGCGGAGGCGGCCCGCAGCGCGGCCAGCACCATGCAGTCGGCCGCCGCCCAATTGCAGAACATCAACGGCACCATCACGGTGCGCGTGACCGGCCCGGCGCAGGTCACCGGGGTGAGTGCC